AAAGATCATTGGCCCTGACGTCTTTAGAGAGATAAGCACTATTATGTCAGAGTACTTAGCCAAGGAGGCTCCCATAACTCAGACGTTCATTGAGTTTTGGAAAGACGCTGCCCGAACCTTTGTACAGGAAACAAAGAGTGCTGAAATCCCTTGGGTTACCTTCGATGGTAAGCTTTTGAAGCAAAATTACCAAGTGAAGGTAGAACAAAAGATAGCTTATAAAGACGCTAGGACGGGGAGATATATCGAGAACATAGTCCAGATTAAACCGGAGGATGATGTTGTTCTAGGTAAGATATCTGAGATAGAGGCTAGGAGTGGCTTGGGTGTAAATGGCAATCACTCCAATGACGCAACTATCGTTAGAAAATTTCATTTATGGGGTAAGAAGGCAGGTGTAGATACAGCTACAATACATGACGCCTTTTTTACAAACATAGCAGATGCTCCTACTGCTAATAACCAGCTTAGGCTTATTTATGGTGATGCGGCAGAATCTGACTCGATCAGGGATACGCTTAAGGCTATGAAGAGCTACGGACTCTCATCTGAGTCATATCGTAGGCTGCTTAAGAAGGCAGAGGAAGGCGATTTGCTAGGCAACACACTCTCTAGGAAAGATATTGTCAGGGAGCTTCTTCCTGATGAAGCTTATTATGGTATTGGTCCTTAATTTGGAGTTTTGAGAATGATTGATGAAAATGAAAATGTGGAGAGTCACGACGCTGTAGAGCAGAATGATGCTGAAGCGAGCCATGGGAGCCTCTCTGAGGCGTCTGATGCAGATGCGACGGAACAAAAGTTGAAGAAGTTAGTGGCAGAAGAGTTGAAAGATATTAAGGCAAAGCTTGATAAGGCTTATAAAGAGCGAGATCAGGCTAGGAAAGATCAGGCTAAACTCTTAGATGAGAACAAGAGAGCGAAGCTTGAAGCACTAGAGAAGGAGGGTAAGGAACTGGAAGCTCTTCGCATCCGTTATAAAGAGATGGAAGAACGGTTACAGGAAGCAGAAGGCAAGAACGACGCTTTGAGCAGAGATGTCTCTCTCAAGGGTGCATTGTCGAAGTATGATTTCAAGAATGCGAAATCAAGCGACTTGGCCTTCCGCGATATCCTTAACAACCTTGTAAAGCAAGAAGATGGCTCTTGGATTGCTGTCAGTGGACAGAGCATAGACGAGTACGTTACCGAATATGCTATGGCGGAAGAGAACGACTTCCTCTTCAAACCCAAGAGAAGCTCTGGAACAGGATCTGTCGGTGGCAACCTCCCTACCAAGAGCAAGGAAAACGAAAACGTCTCTCTATTCGACCTTCCGCAGTCTAAGATTTTGGATATGGCTGCCAAAGGTGAATTGAAGAAAAGACGTTAGGCGTGTTATTCGACGAATGACACATACAGAGGTTCTCTTGAGGAAAAATAAATGCCAGCAATTACCGAAACAGATTTCCAGAACATCCGAGTAGCGGTGGGGGCTTATTCAGATGAAGCCTACACTACGGCTCGTAAAATTAGCGGTACGGCTGTGGTTGATCGTGGGGCTAACATCCTCATCACCGACCAAGAAAGCTACATCGGCCAGCTCCGTTGGTTTAAACCCCTTGCACCAGTAATTAATGTCGTTTCCTTGTCGAATGCTTCAGCAGGAACCGGTACTGACGTCACCACCGAAATGTCCAAGTACATCAAGACTATGAGGGCACATGGTGCAGAGCAGGTTAATCTGCAACGCATCATCTCTCAAGAAGATGGTTTGGCAAAGATCGGACGTGACTTTGGTACGACTCAAGCTCAGGATGAGCATAACGCTATCCTTGCCATCCTGAAGGGTGTAGCTCGGGCTGAAGTTGATCGTGTTGCTGGCTCCGGAACTGGGTTGGTCGATTACGACACTGACCCTGATGTATCTGGTACTAACGCTAACGGCTTCTTCGTTGACATCAATGCGGCAGGTATCTTTGGAGCTGCTGCCACTGACCCTGCTAGCTCTCGTAAGCTGTATGATCCTTCAGCATCTGGTGCTGCTAGGTTCGCTCGCCTATTCCAAGCTGTTGGTATGGCTTGGAAGGACTATGAGCCTGCCTACATGTATCTCCTTACCACTCCGGAGATGATGGCTGAACTGCGTGTCGCCAACCTTGTGGACACGATCGTTGTACAAGACGGTAATCTCGCCTTCGAAACTATCTTTAATGGTAAGTTCAGGCTGATTCCGACGCGTGCTAACCAGGGTGATCTTTCTGGTGATGCGGCAGTTAATGCTCAGTCTACCAGCACCAGCTTCGTTATTGGCCCTGGTGCTGTTGGTTTCAAAGATATTATGCTGACCAACGAAGAGCGTATTGAGTTTGATAGGTCTGCTGCTAGCTACAACGGTGGTGGTTCTACGGCTGTATGGTATCGGTGGGGCTATGTTGCTCATCCTTCCGGCTACAACTGGGGTGGTTCTGAGTCGGCGTTTGCTTCTGATGCGAATTACTCTGCATCTGGTGCCTTTGTTCGTAAGATTAGCGCTCTCAATCTCAGTATTCTGCCAATCTTTCACTCGTAAGGAGGAGGTTGTATGGCCCTAGTAAAGGGAACTAACTCATATGTGGATGTAGCAGAAGCTGATGCATACTTCGCTGATCGTGTATTAGACAGCGGCTGGTCTGACCTGACGGTCGAGGACAAAGAGCAGGCATTGGTGAGTGCTACAGATCTTATAGACGAGAACCCCTGGACGTCAGTGGCCATTTCCTCCAGCGCATTAGCCTTTCCTAGAGTAGGGACGTACTTCGACCCCACTTATGGAATGGAAATGCCTCTCGACCCTGTTCCTGTCCGAATATTAGATGCTACATGCCTCTACGCTCTACACTTGGCCACCAATAAGAGCACTCTCAATCCCGCTCCTGCTAATGGCTACAGTGAGTTGACGGTTGGGCCTATAACACTGAAAGGGGCAGTTGAGGTTAGTCCTCAATGGTCTATGCCTTCTAGTGTAAGAAGCCTCATTCGTCCTTTATTGAGTAGAGGTTATGGGAGCAATACATGGTTCAGGAGGAATTAATATGTCCCTAAGACAAGCAGTTTTGGGTGGCATTGATTCAGCCTTTAACGCTATTGGCGATTTAGCGATAGACGTTCTGCTACACCCTAAGCAACTAGATGGTTATGATTTCTCCACTGGCTTAACAGCAACATCTCCTTCCGGTTCTTCCATTAACGTGAAAGCTGTAGAGATGGGTAACGATAAGGATGGTAAGCGTCTGATGATTAAGCGGACGGATTTGCCTCGCCCAGATCTGTATTCGACCGTTGAATATGGAGGGAAGACGTATAGGATTGGGGAGAAATGGGAAGATGACGCATGGCTTGTCTATCTAACCCTTTTTGATATGGGGGTTGTATGATTGAGCTTATCCAACGCGACATAGAGCTTGTCTTCAGCTCTCCAGAGTGGACGTCCAAGGGCATCGAGGTTGTACCTGATGGCTTTGAGCTGTTAGGAGAAGGTATTAAGTTCTCCGTCAGCTATGACGCTAAGTCATTCTATTATGGTGGTTATGGGGTTACAGGACGTATGTCATTGTCAATATATGTTGAGGCTGGTAGAGGGCAAACACGCGCTAACGAGATTGCAGAAGGTTTGAACGCTGTCTTTCAAGGAAAGTTACTTTCGCCTAACGGAACACAAACTGGACCTAGCACATTGATATGGTATGGGGTTGACCCCGACAATCATTCTTTGGCTAGGGCGGAATATTCCCTACCTTTTAGCAAATACGCCTAGGAGAACACAATGGCTCATATCGATACAATTGGCGCTAGCATCTACACCTCTCTGTGGATCAACGCTGGTACCCTCACCAACGAAATCTTTCAAGGTGTCCCTAACCGTCCTGGTAGTGTTGGAGCCTTTCGGGCTTTCTTTGAAACTCCCAGTGGTTCCGACGTAGCTCTGCCTCCGACGATTAGCCCTACGTCTCGTAACGTAGGTCATATTCGTGAGCTGCCCTCAATGGGTACCCCCTCGAATATTGTTAACGTCCCTCAGTATGGACAAGCTACGTCCTCTCAGATTCAGGCACAGGCTGACGCTCCTTCTCTGGAGCTCCAGTTTAACTACGTGCCCGAAGAACATGCCTACCTCGACCAGCTCCGTAAGGACGGTGTAGGTGTTGTATTCCGTGTTCGTATCTCCAATAACCCTGGTGTTCTTGGTAAGAGCACGGATAAGTATGACGATATATACTTCTATGGCACTGTAGCTTCAATGGAGATTACTCCCTCCTTGAGCGACAGCCTCCAGACCACTATCGCTCTTACGATCGATGGTGACTTTGAAGGTCCGTTCTCTGAGATGGGCTCTGGCTCTACCTCTGATTACGGCTTGCCAGCTGTCGTATAAGCGTCATGTGTTTGGGCTTCCTTCTATTTGAGGGAAGCCTTTTTCGACCTGGTTCTCAAAATAGGATATTCTTATGGCTGCTAACAAAGATCTCACTAATCCTTGGTCTCCTAGCGAAGTTAGGAACATGGATATTTGTGGTTTGGTGGAGCGTATAGACCGCGTTATCTATGAAACGATGACATCAGAGAGTGCAGCTTTGAACGAGCTTAATAGCTTCGACGTTCAACGGCAAATGGACTACTCTATGGCACTTCGGACTTATGCCAGCACGATGAATAGTGCCTCTGTAATGGACCTGCCGCACTCCTACCCCCACATGTATAAGATTCACTATGTGACGGAGTCGGTGGATATAGAAGACATCAAGAATAAGGGCTTGAGGGATATCATTCGCTTCTATGTCAATGCGATGGTACAGCTTTCTCGCTCTGAGAGCGCTGACAAGTCTAATGCATTCCATCCTGCTGATTATGGTCGATTCCTGCTGATTATGGACCGTATTGATCAGTATATTTCCTCTTACCTACAAAGCACTCTTCCGCTTGATTTCCCCAAGTCTAGCGATTATGAGAAGGCTTCTTGGCACAAATAAAACGTAAACGATACAGTATGGAGTTCGTAATATGAAAGTGTTTTCGATGGGGTATATTTTAAGCACTACGGCTTACCACATGAAGCGTTCCATTGATATTAGCATAGCTAATTCTTTGAAAGCTTCTAAAGAAAGCCCTGAGAGATCAGAAGAAATTCTACAAACGTTGAATACCCTTCAGGATATGAAGACGATGGTAGAGTCTTATGAAAAGGAAAATCATGCGCTTTTTTCTAGGAGAACACAAGAATGAGAGAGTTTTTGGGTAATGGTCGTATCTTCGACTTGCCTTTTATGGGTGGGAATGTAAAGGCTTCTAAGCTCACCGTTGGGCAGGTTGAGAGCGTTAAGGAGATTGCCAAGGGTATCGCTGATGGCCAAACAAACGAGCTTGATTCTGTTCGGTTCATCATTCGTGCTTCCGTAGAGGGTGCCTCGGACCTGTCAGATGAGGAACTTGACTCTTTTGCCTTGGAAGAAATCACCAATCTTGCTGAGAAGATTATTGAAATCAGTGGGTTGGGCCAAGACAAGAAGGGAAAAGCACCTACTGCCAACTCCAAGACGACGAAATAGCGTATTATGAGTTGGCTTGGCATCTAAAAATGCCTGTCTACCAGCTATTGAGTGAAATGCCTTATACGGAGTTTGTTAAGTGGATGCAATTTACGGCTGAAAGACCTCCTGGCTGGAGGGCTGATAACAGAGCTGCTGCAATTGTTATCTCTAACGGAGCCAA